ACCAAACGATTGGGCAATATCCATTCCCTTTTTGTTTGGGTCAACCCCAGCCTGCGCACTTACGGTAATTTCGTCTGTGCCGTCAGTAATCTTAGCCAATGCTTCAATAAATGGAATTTCTCCATTGTAGAATTGGTCGTCTATAGTCAGAACAAGTCCTTGCTCTGCGAGAAGCGGTTTGACAGCCTCAAGGATGTCTTCACAGCTTCGGTAGTTATACTTGCCAAAGTTATTCCTTTGGTTCTTCGGTGCTTTCAGTCTCCCCTAAATAGCAACCAACTTATTTACTAGCGTAGTCATAGCACAAATATATACATTATTTTTGATTTACAAAATAATATTAAAGTTGTTGAAGTTATCTTTGTATTTGTTGTTTACGCATAATCTAAACGCCTTCTGACCGTTATTAGGTAATATAAAAAACCCCTTGTGCTTTTCGTGCCATACAGCAAAAAAATCAACCTCCTCTTTAGAGTAATATTTTTTACCTGATTTTATTTCAATCTGAGGAGTCTTCTGTTTGTTAGATGTATATCTGTTATCTGACATATATTTAACTTGAAATTTATACATCAAATTATCTTTCTCTAATATACAATCGTAAGGAGAAGAACCTAATAAAGGCATAGAAACATTAAAACCGCTCTCCATAGCCTTTGTTACAAACTTGTATTCCGCAAAACAACCTTTCTGATTTATGTCCATATGTGCGGTATTATGAGTTTATCTCTTCATACTCCTCACACTTAAAAGACAACATACCGATTTTTATATCACTTTCGTGGCACTCCTGTTTGAGGCTTTTAATCAGCGTATTATTTTCTCTGCATTCTAAGTGTAAGTTAGCCACATATACGGCTATCTCATTCAGTGATTGCACGACCTGAGGGTCGTGGTCTTTTAGTGTCTGTGATATTAAGTCGAAGTTATTGTAAAAGTTTATTTCGTGTATTGAATCCATATCTTTTTGTTTTATGCTGCTAATATATAAAACTTTTTATAAATACCTAATGTAATATTATTACATACAATTTATTTGTATGTAATAGTATATATAATATATAATATAATAATAATATATAATATAATAATAAAGTATAATATATAATATAATATAGGGCGTAATCCCTTTAAAGGGGATTAGCCCCTTTATTTTATACTTCCTTCGTGTATCATATCGAAATTAAATATAGAATCAGCCTTCATATCATCATTGTCTACATAAAGGTAGTTTCGGTGTATGCCTATCCGTGTGAAGCCTGCTTCAAGCAGGGCTGCTATTATCCGATATCGTTTGTAGGAGTGTTTACACTGTATTACGGCTGCTCTGCCGATTAGGTGTGATGAATGCTCAAGTTCGTTTATTTTACCTCTGCACCCGTAACAGACAAACCCCTTAAGTACTTTGAACTTTAGCTCGGCTAAATCCCTTGCCTCATCCAACATCTTCAGGAAATGTCTATCCATATTCTTGAAGCCAGTAGAATGCTTATCGCACCACTGACAGTCAAATTCTTCGTACTCGAAATGTTTAAGCTCGTGTATACCCACTGCGTTTAAGAATTAGCCTACTGCGTTTAATGATTAACGCCCTTGACCTCTATAAGCTTTCTTGTGTCCTCTCTTGCCTGGTGATGCGTTTTTAGAATGCACACCTGGTCTTTTTGTTTTCTTGCCTCCGCTATAGAGACTATCTATCTTCTTTGCCACTTTTCTTGTTCTTTTCCCAAGTTCTACCTACGAAATAAGCCCCATAAACCGTTATAAGTAGGCTCTGGAAGATTGGCACATACTGTTCCTGTACCCTAAACCCACCTATGTTACCATCCGTAAAAGCCAGTAGGGTAAACATAGTTGTTAGAAACACTAATACCAAAGGACGTATGTTCTTTGACAAGAACGAGTCCGATTGCATATCGTACTTCCAACGCTCTGTTACTTGGTCCTGCGCTTCCTTATCAGCCTGCTCAAGCAGCTCCTGAAGCTTCTGCTTGGCTTCTAAGCGTTCTTCGTCACTTGTGTGGAGGTTGTCTATTACTTTCCCAATATCCTTCAGTAAACCGCCTGTAATGGCTTGAAATAGCTTCTTCATTAGTATAACCAAGTTAAGTTTTGTGCTTTGTCTGTGTCAATATCAGCGTGAATAAAGGTTTTGGCAACCCCAATGCGTTTAAAGCCTACATCTAAAAGGCAGGTAATTAAGTTGTGTCTGTCCCTTGAGTTATCGCAATGGATATCCACAGCCAATCCTTTGAGATGGCTGCTGGATTCTACACCACCAACCTCTTCATTCCAGAAAGGCGTTCTGAACCCACTGGTTATATGAATAGGCTTGTCAAACTTATCTCTAACCTCATCAAGCATCGCTAAAATACGCTTGTCCATCATCTGACCACTACCCTGTACGTCAGGACTGTCAAACTCTGAATAGTTAAAGTATCTTAACATAAACCGCAATGAATACAAATATCACACATTATTTCTTCTTTTTTAACTCGTACCACTTTTGAACCGTGTAACCAATAGTAACAACAAGTAAAAGTATCTTAAGGCTATCTTCTAATATATCCATTGTACTAACTGTTATAGCTGATAAGTTGATTACGTAAAGTTTAAACGAGTTTAAGTCCATAATTAAAAATTTCTACCTAAAAAGGTGTGTACACCGTTTCCTTCAACGGTTATTTCGTAAGACTTCCATCCATAAGGACTTTCGTCTAAATCGTTCCACAGTACATCTACGCTGTACTTGTCTGCGTATTCAGGCTCTACTGACCACTCATCGTTTTCATCATCCCAAACAGGCTCATTCGTAATGATATGTCCTAAATGTACAATAGCGTGGTTGCCCTCCAAGTAAGAGTGTCCGTCTATCTCGCTATGTGGAAGCGAGGCAATCTTTTGCTCTGCCTGTTCCTTTGAGTTAAATTCGTATTTCTTGAATAGTTCCATTACGTTGTTAGTGTTTGTAGTTCCGCATTTGTTAGTACTTCGTTAAATACCATAAACTGATTTATCACAATGTTGTTTGAAGAACCCCCTATTACATTACCCCTACCAATTTCATCATATTGTCTTGAAGTACCTGTATAAGTACCTGTTTTAATAGAGCCATTTAGTGAATACTTGTAATTACCACTTCCATCAAATGTTAATACAACTTTATTTCTTTGATTAAATGATATTGTGTCTTTAACATCAGGCAATCCTGCACCGCCATCTATTCCAAAAAAACCTATTGTGTTTGTGCTGTATATCCCAAGATAAATACCATCACTTGTTACGCTGTCGTGTACCGCAAACAATCTTGCGAAGTCGCTGTCTAATCCCTTTGTCTCAAAATCCAAAAATACAGTTCCTGCTGTGCTTGTAAGCCCTGTGAAGCTATTTTGAAAATCATCTTGTGTCCTTGTGGTGCTTCCTGACGAAAGGTTTGGTATATATGAAGTTCCGTAACTGCCACTTTCAAACTGCACACCCCATATAAATCCATTACCTGCTACACCTGTACTTTGTGTACTTGTGTCGCTATCAGTAAAAAATAAGTCTACAAAATCGCTACTTCCTGTTGCGTTATCTGTTGCAACTATTTCTACTTTTATCCAATCATTAGGATATTGCTCTATTGATGCGCTTGTTACATTTGTACCTTTATATGCTATTGTATTTGTATTAAGGTCAATAATGGTGTTACCATTCGCAGGTGTAGAGCCATTAAGCACAAATAAACTTCTTGCGTTTAAATATCTTAAATCTCCTTTTTTAGCAAAGAACGACCAAGCATAAGTACCGCTTAATACAACACCTAAATTCTTTCTTGTAAACGCACCACTTGTTTGTGTTAGCTTGTTTCCTGTCAAAGAGCCATCAGGAGAGGTTGTGTTGTCATTATCTACTGATGTGTTAGTAAGTGTAGTGCCTTGACTTAAATCCTGACTATATGTGTATATATTTTCCCTTGTAGGCTCTAGTAGTAAAGTAGGGTCTTGTGGGTTTGTAGGGTTGTAGTCAAACCTTGCTTGGTCTGCTACTACGCTTTCAATAAGTCCGTCTTTGTTTACTCTTGTAGCATCAGCATCGCTATCAACTGTAAAATCGCCCGTGCCATTACTAGGTACAACAGAATACAGTTTATCATCAGCAGCCTTGTAACCGCTTGGTATCTGTACTAATGTAGCTTTTTGATATATGTCAGCTAGAGCCATTATTCATCTGTTTCCTCCTCTTTACTCTCGTTGAATATCTTTACGATTTCCTGCACCTGTGCTATGTGAGCAATAGGCAATGAGTTAAGAATTGCGTTTATACGTTGTATTTGTTCGTCTGTAATTTGCATATCTGAAAGTTTTTATTCAGGCAAATCTACGTAATCTGCTTGATAATCCAAAGGCAAATGAGCCTCCATATCAGATATTTGTTCACTTGTCAATTCATCCTTATAGAAGTCATTAGCAAGTACCCACTTAAAGTGATACTTGATTGCATCTACATTCTCACCTTCGCCTATCTGTGCTAATTGGTCAGGTATTTGGCTTGTGATAACTTCTTTGTGGCTATCTTCAGTATTCTCTGATGTTATTACGTTTATATACATCTTTTATGCTTTTAATAATTCGACTTCTGCTTTCAATTCTTTTATAGCTTGTACAAGTACAGGAATTAGTCTACCATAACTTGCTTCTAATCTGTCGGGATTGTTATCATAAACAAGCTGTAGGTTTTCATCATCTACCTCTTGTAGTTCTTGAGCGATAAACCCTAAATCTTTCTGTCCTACTTTAGCACCGTCTCGCATATTCCAATCAAATGTTACAGGCTGTAATTGGCTAATCAAATCAAGACCGTAAGGCGATGGCTGTACATTTGTTTTATCTCTACTATCAGAAAGAGCAGATATTGTTTGCACTTGACATCTTAAAGTAGCTATGTTTGCATCACCTAAGGTTATTTCGTTTGTAGCTGTGGCTGACGAAGCATCAGCATCATAACCTATCATTGTAAGGTTTTGTCCTGTTGTAACACTATCCCCTGCTTTACTACCAACAGCTGTATTGTAATATTTACTTCCTGATGCTTTTAGTGCTTCGTGTCCGATAGCAACATTATCTTCTGAAGCAACTGGCGCGGTCATACTTAGGTTACCAATAGCAGTGTTTCTTGAGCCATTAGTTAAAGTTTTACCTGCTTCGTAGCCAATCATCACATTTTGAATACCGTTTCCTGTGCCACTTGAAACCGCTCTTGTACCCATAAACACATTAAAACTTCCTGTGTTATTTTTACCTGCTTGATAGCCGAACATAGTTCTCCAACCACCCGTAGTGTTAGAGTACCCTGCTTCGTATCCTATATTTGTATTACTTGCACCTGAAGTATTTGAGTAACCTGATTGGTAGCCTATCGCTACATTTCCAGCTGCTGTGTTTGCTCTTCCAGCTTGACTACCTACAAATGTAACTTGTGTCGCTTGATTGCTACCTCCAGCTTCATAACCTACTCCGACGCTTTCGCTTACAGCAGCAAATGTTCCTCCTAAAGAACGAACACCTAAAGAAACATTTTTTTGTCCAAGAACCGAACCCGAATTCATACCTATATAAGCATTGTCACTAAGAGTAGTGTTCCAAAAACCAGCACCTTTTCCAACAAACGTATTTCCACTACCTTGTGAATTTTGTTGTCCAGCTGTGTTACCTATAAATGTATTATTACTTGCTGCAGTACTCAATTTTCCTGAAAAATACCCAACACCTACATTGCTATTGCCTGTTACTAATGGAAAACATTCATTGCCTATTGCTACGTTTTTTTGTGCAGTAGTGCCTGATGATAATGCTTGATTTCCAATTGCAATATTACCTAAACCAGTAGTTAAAGAGTTTCCAGCTGAATTACCTATTACTAAATTATCTGCTGGATTACCCGATAAGCCTGATGGTATGTTAATAAAATATGCAGAAGTGCTATCTATAAGCACATCACTTAAACCGTTTAAAGACGATGCACCTCCGCTGCTTAAATTGCTAGGTGCTATCCTTACGTTATCACTGCCATCGTAACCTACTACGAAGTCTACGTTTGCACTATCTGTTTTGAGCGTAAACTCACTAAATTTTTTATTTGCCATTTTTTTATTCTTCTATAATTATATTGTCTCCATTTTCAGCTATTAGGAAATCTCCGTTTTCTGCTGTAACTCTGTTTAGGGTTTCTGCAATACTTTGGTAAATACTTCCCCAAGTGCTACTTACAAATCCCCAGTATGTTGTTTCGTATATCTTTCCGAACGCCATTATTTCTCTCTATATTTTTTATAACAAATAGCCAATGCTTGGTCCTTACCGTATTCCGAGCTTATTTGGACAATACATCTTTGTATAAATTCCCTTTGCTCTTCTCCTGATTTTGGTTCTGGTATTGGCATATACTTAAAAACTGCTTTAGCTTAATTATGTTTTGTTTCTTTGGTTTATATCTCATAATACCCATCCGTTAAAATTATCTGACTTGTCAGGATACATTCCGTCTTGGCTAGAATCATTATATTCGGGATAGCTACTACTATTGTCAATTATGTAATCTAAAAACCGTCTAGTGTAGAACTGAGCTTTGCTCTTTGAGTTCTCTACCAGATAGTGTATCTCTTCCATCGAAGGAGTCTCTGAAGACTCACTTCGATGTTTATAAACACCTCCGTTACTTACTTGGTAAGATGCAAACATATAATAGTCTGACTGTGCAAACCAAATTAGCATCGGTGTTATATAGTCGTTCAGGAGTGTCTTGTAGGCTGCATTCGCAGAGTCATTTATAGTGCCACCAGTAATTAGTGTGGACATTTTATCATATAGACTTGTACCCAGATAGTTCTGAATATGTATATCTTGGCTTACCTCTATGAACTGAATAAACTTATCAGCATCCACAGATCCTCCCACAAGAGACTTTCTCCTTAAATCGTTAGTCGTTACGAACAGTGCTTTCGCCATCTTCTTTCTTTTTAAATAGTGATTTTACTCGGTCCATTGCAGACAACTTCTCACCTGTTTCTTCCTCACGTTTAATTTTAGTTTCGATATTGTCTAGCTGAGTAAACTCAATCGGCTGTAGAGTAACAAAGTATAGGTTGAGGTCAATCTCATTGAACATCAATATAGTCTTCAAGCACTCTATAATCTTTTCCTGGAATGGGCGTATAACAATGTTATCCATAAGAACTGAAGCAGTCCTTAGCTCCTCTGCGTTATTCCCAAATCCCGTGTTGTCCTTGATTCCAAGAAGTATCGGAGAAACAACTCTGTGACCGAGCATAATCTTTTCACGAGCCTCATCAGCAAGGAACTGATACTGTGCGTGTGCATCTGGGAGGTGTATAGGCTCTATGTCCGCTTGACGGTCTGGGTCTTCATTGAACGCTAAAATGAACTTACCTGAGTTGGATGTCCCTCCGAATTTATCTTGGATTTTGCTTTCAATTAGTTGTTGAGCCTCTTCGTCAGGAACTCCGTTGTTGAAGTTAATCAGTAACGATGGCTGTAGACCGTTTAGTATATTGTTAATGTGATAGTTAGATACCTCTTCTTCTAATGAGCAATACTGTAAACATCCTTGATAGTCCACAGGGGCATAGTAATAGAATCCAGGTCTGTATGGCTTAATAACAAAAAGCTCCCTTAATTCATTTGCTTTGCCGTTTCCGAATGTTGGTATTCTCTTTGGGCTGTCAGATGGCTTATACTCATTCCACTTTGGATGGTAGTAATACGCTCTTATCTTTCCTTCGTCTGCCTTTTCCGCTCTTAGCGTTTCCATAGGGAAATGCGTAAGAGATGTAATTCTAGTTTTACTTTTATTATATACAACTTGAATAGCACCCTGACCAAGTAGTTTGTAATCATTAACTATCTTTTTTACCTCTTCGTCTTTTAGTATCATTTTAAAGCGAGCATACATCTCAGGCTTTTCTTCGCTGTCTGTCGCATTAAGTCCTCTTCCGTAAATCATATCTACAATACCGTTGATACAGCAAGAGTTTGTTGGGCTGCTCAGGTAATTGTCAATTAGTCCTCCAAAGTAATTGTTATCCTCCCCATAGGTAACCCAATCATTTCTGTAGTCCTCCTTAATTTCAGGAATAGTATAGCCCTGTAGGTTTACTACTCTAATTGTTCCTGTTGGTTTATTCTTTCTAGGCATATTATATTGTTATATATTTTTCTCCAGTAGGAGCAGCACTATGCTCTGTATATTCTCCTGTGTTTAGTGTGTGCTTTTGCGTTCTGTCGGTTTGTGCCGTAACATAAACCTTGTCCCTAAACAACAGTGTAGAGCCTTGCTTCAGCTCCATAAAATAAATACTACCTTCAGAAAGTATTGAGAATGTACAAGGGATGCTTATGTAGTTACCTACTATCGTTGAGGTAAGGTTTGTAAGAGTCTCTGTAGTTCCCGTTCCATCTCTAGTAATCACCAAAGTAAGATTGCTGGCCTCGACATAAGTTCTTGGTATAATCTTAATTATTTGCGAATCTGTGGATGGAAGTAATACTTTCATATATATATAACTCAAAGATGTATTATTTGTTTACAAAAAAGCCCCACCATAAAGGTGAGGCTTACTGCGTTTAAGAACCTACTATGTTTAAGAGTTAGTTCCTTGAACTATTGTTACTGTACCAGCTAATCCAGCGAATGGATTTGCAGCAGTAGCTCCTTCTAGGAAGTTGGCAGGAAGTACTTCTTGACCTGTAAGAGTCAATGTGTATCCGCTTAAATCTCCCATTGCAGCACCTGTTACAATAGTACCTCCACTTACGTCAGCACCGTGTTCTAGTCCCATTATAAAGGCATTGCCATTATAATCTTGGACAACAACGTGAGGTCTTCCGAATGTTAACAATTTCAATTCCTTGTGGTCTTGTATTGTAAGTTTATGAAGTGTTAGGTTTAGTGTTTGCTCATAGAAAGTTGTTCCGTTTTCTCTCGATGAGTTAATAGTTTGTTCAAAAGAAGAGTTACCCTTAACATCATATTCGAAAGCACTAACAGTCCCTAAGTCATCAATAACGTCAGTATTTGTACCATCAAAAGTGGTAGTAATAGAGCCGAAATTAAGGAAATAAACAGACTGAATGCCGCCAACTACATCTTTGCAGGGTTCTTTTCTTCCGAGTGTTAAATCACAAGCCATAATTATTTAAGTATTATAAAAAAGGGCAGGTAGGCTTTAAGGCTTACCTACCCCTTTTAGATTAGTGTTTCAGTTTACTAAGAGTACAATACTAAATCAGAACCTACTCCGATTTGTACGCCTGCTGTATATCTCATAATAACTCTCACATTTTGAGAGCCATCGATATCAGACATATCAATAACCTTAACCTCGTTACGGTCATCTAATAGACCTGTACCAAAGTATAAGTTAGATTTAGTTGTTAAGTACATCTTGTTACTTCCTGAGCCTTTAGCAACAAAGATTGGAATACCCTCAAAAGAAAGTTGTCCACCATTGTACCATTGTGTACCTTTACTGTCTGTACCTGCAGCTCCTATACCTGAAGCAAAACCACCTAAAGCACGAATGTATGCTTGGGCTACGTTTATAGATACATAAAGTGTTAGGTCTTCTTTGCCCATAATACCAGGAGCGTTAGCAACAGCAGAGTCTACAACAAGACCCATTTGAGCAATAACATTAGCTGATGTAATAGCTTCAGCAGTAATGTCGTTTACTGTACCGTCATTAAGTCCTAATGTAAGGAAACCATCAAAAGAACCTTCTCCAGCAGTACCTGACCATATAGATGATTCAGTTGCTTTAGCAACTTCAGCAGCTACTTGTCCGATTACGAAATCAGAAAAGAGTGGGGGCAGGCTGTCAAAAGCAGAATAACCCATCTGAGCAGCTTCCCAGTCAGCGTGTAATTCTTTTTTACAGATTTGTAGGTTAACTTGTAACTCAGTAGGAGTAAGCACTTTTTCAGTAAGTGTTAAACCAGAAGTAGTTGCATCAAAGTCACAGTCCGCAGAACGAACGATATTTGAAAAAGCCCCTACTTTCATAGCCGCCTTGTACTTTACGTTAGGCAGAATAGTGATGGCACCTTGATCTAAGGTATCAGCAGAGAAAAGTGATGCAGCTAAATATTTACCTGCAAATTCCCCAGCATAAGATGAACCAGTAATAGTTGGATTTGGCATTTTGTTTTATTTTAGTTGTTTGTTATTTTTGACATTACTTTGTCAAGAGTTGATTTACTTCTGTTTTGCGCAAACAGTTGCGTAGGTTTCTTAGACACCTCTGCCTCTGGATTATGAGATAATGGCTCTACAGCAGGTTCTTGATTTGATAGTTCTGTTGGAACTTCCAACTCTTCCTTTTGTGCAGTAAGCTCTTCAATCATACCTTTCATTTCAGCCATAGCTTTAGCAAGGTCTTCTTTAGTAGCATACTTGTCCATCTTATCCTCGTCTTCCATTTCTTCTTTGACTTCTTCTGTTTCTTCTAACTCTTCAGTCATTTCAACTTCTTCAGTTTCTTTAACTTCTTCAGCAGCTTCAACTTGGATGTCCTTAACGTCTTCAGATAATTCTACTTGCTCTTCAGCTACGGGAGACTGCTCTTCAGCAGTTTCTTCCTTAACGTCAGTGTTAAGTAAAACATTCTTGAAACGCTCTACGATTTCGTTAGCTTTCATATACGAATTAAATAAGGTTAAACAATAATTAACTAACTATTTAACTCAAAGATTATATGTTTGTTGTATTTTTAACTTGTTCCGCTAGTTGGACCGATGCCTTGTGCTTGCAAGGAGCCGTCACAGCATTTTTTACTGTAACTTTTACCGTCTTTGCATAAACATCCTCTGCGACCGCCCGTTGGGCTGCTATTTGATGGAGTAACGAATTTCTTTCTCATTTAGATGATTTAGGGTGTTTCTTTGGTAACAAATCGTAATCTGTAGTGTATTTAGCGTTCTGTGGTCTTCCATTCTTCACTAAGTACAAAAACGCATTTACTCTTGCAAACGCCCACTGAGATGCTGACTTAACTACAGGAGACCGGGAAGTATTGAACGCCCCTAAACCTCTCTGAAATACAGAAGATAACACTCCTACAGTCACTCC